ATCTTAATTAATTCATAAGGTGAAGCAGCAGAAGTTATTACCAGAAAGTTGTTATAATCTGATGGTAAGTCATACTCATCATCATTATTAGCTGTGACTTGTGTAGTATTCTTCTGTAAATGTCTCCACTTACCAACTGCCATTACTTCATATAAAATATTCTCAAACCATTCCTGGGCCTCTGTAGTGAGTGTAGAATCACCAATTACCTTTAAAGCCCTGGCTAATAGTGCTGTTGCAGTCATTGCCATTACCTCACCGATGCCCCACATTTAGGGCAATCCATGCTTTTATTTCTACTAAAGTCAAGAGTTACCTTGTTGTCAACCATACTTTTATTTGCAATTCCTATAGTTGCTCCACAGTTTATACAGTGTATAAATTTATTATCTATTACTACTTTGTGTCCTAAAGCATCCTGCATTAAAACTCCTTTATATTATATGGTAGTTGATTATAGTGGTTCAACTACCAAAACCACCCACCGTTGATTTATAGAGTCGGTGGTAACACTCCACTATTACAATACTGGTGAAACCAAGCTATTTGCATGGTCGTCTCGATATTCGCCTTCCTTGAAGACGTTATCAACTACAACCTTCCAAGCAAGAGCATCTATATCATAGTCTGCCTGAACACGAGGTTCAAGCTGAACTGCGATTACAAATGCGTCTTTATGGAACAGCAAATTCTCATGGTAAGCAGTGCTTGCATCAGTAGCAAGAATCTGAGGTACTCTCGTTGTAATAAACGTCTGTACTCCAAATATCTCACCGAACTGACCAGACTTAATAGGTATTCCACCAGGCCCTAACATCTGATACTCTGTAAACCTTGCGATTGCAAGAAGTACATTTTTCTGAACAGGGTGGACAACAAGATACCTACTATCATCAGGGACATCGGCAGTATCAAGACGTTCGATTGCACGCCTTATACCTGCTTCTGCTAAGTCAGTACCATTTCCAGTATTTGCACTTGCATTTGGGTCCCAGGCTGTAGCACCAGTAGAACCAATCATCCTACTACCAAGACCAGAACCAAGAGAAAGAATATAAGAATCTATATCTTTTGCTATTGTATATCCTGCACCTTTGGTATAAAGAGAACGAAGGTCATACTTTGACTGAATTGCAGCTAAATCTTCTATCTTAAATGCAGCATACCTGTGTCTATCAATAGTAAGAGTAAACTCACCTTCAGTGAAGGTCTCATAAGTTACATTATTAGATGCAGTCTTTGAACGAGGAGTCATCTCAGTAACAGCAGGAATATGTAAAACATCTCCTTTCTGTCCCACGAAATCTACACGCTTAATAAGATTTGCAGCTACGAGCTTTGCTTCCCTATAAGCCCTAACTTCATTAATCCAGTCTTCCGGTATAAATACCCCAGCAGTTGAAACTGTTATATTTCCAGTAGCCATTATTTATTTCACCTTCCTTTCTTGCCATAAATTTGAGTTTTTAAGCATCCTCTAAAATCCTTCCCTCTCTGACAGCAATACGAATTTCATCAATTTTTTTTGCATACATTCCAGGGTTAGAAGTTATCAGATGATTTATCTCTGACCTTTTGATGTACTTTTTCTTCTCCACCTTCTTAGGGGTGTTTCCAGGAATAATAGCAGATTCTTTCATCTGCTCAACATCCTTTATTTCCTTTTGAACTTCCTTCTTGACTTCAACTCTGGCATCCTGTCTCAACTTTGAATAGTCTTCACAGGCTTTTTTATACCTTTCGGTATAAGTTCCAGAAGGGTAGCTCATAGCCAAAGCATTTACTGTATTAGAGTGGTCAGAAGAGTAGTATTCTGGATACTCACCCATAACAAACTTTAAAGCATTTGTTTTGTCTTCTTCCTCACCCACAGAAGCACTTTCTGCCTTTGCTTTATTCAACTCCTTAGCCACAGCAGTTGATATAGCTTTCTGTAATATCCTCTTAGCTTCTGCTGGATTATCCAGCATAAGGTCAGAATAATTATCAGGCAATTCAACATCTTCTGGAATCTCATTTGCTGGCTTTGCATATGACTTTTCCAGTTCCATGTTTTTCTGTGCGAGCCTTGTAGTTAAGGATTCAAGCTCAGTGTAGGATTTAACAACATCCTGCATTGACTTTCCCTTAAACTTCTCTGGCAATACATCATTAGTATTTTCTACTTTTTCTTCCGAAGGTTTAGCTCCTTCTCCGTCACCGGATGCAACTCCTACATCTTCAGGTTCTATGTCTGACTTATAGACTATAGTTGCCTTAGATGCTGTAATTACAGGTGTTATTGGAGTCTCAGAATCACCCAATTCTGTAGATTTTTCCACTTTTACAGGTGCATCAAATACTTTCACACCTGCTTTTCGCTCAAGGACTGGTTTTGCAACTTGTTTATCTTGAGACTGGATTGGTCTTATATCAGCCATTACTTTTTCTCCTTATGATTTTCCTTCTCACGAAGGGTCATGTTTCTGACAGCGGTTTCAACTCTATGAATTACATCACGCTGTCCTGCAATGTATCCACGCATATACATATATTTATTCTCTATGCCTCCCTCCTTTATATTTATCAACATCATCTTGTTAGTATCAGATGCTAACTCTATATAGACAAGAAGTGCTTTCCAAAATCCAGAGGTTGCACCATTTGCAAGAGAAGCATCAGCTTCTTCTTTAGTAAGGCATACCTTCTGGCATTTCTCCTGGCATTGACATATCTCCTGCTCCTTGTTCAGCAGGCTGAGACTTTTGAGACAAAGCCATTTGAAGAGCCTCTTGACGTTTTCTTTCAGCATCTATTTCCTCCTGTGTTTTAGTAAAGTCTTCTGTTAATCCCAAATACTTCTTAATCAAACTTGACAACTTTAATGGGTCTATAGCTTCCTGCATAGTAGGCATCCTTGCAGAAATGTCCAAGTATCCCAATAATGCTTGAAGCATTGTCTGCCTCACTACGCTTGTGTCTGCTCCATAATAGTTTACTTCATACTCACCAAGCAGAGCCTCATCTTCTATGTCTCCACTACCATATTTGAACTGTTTTAAACAGTCCAACATAAATTCCAACATTGACTCTACAACACCATCTCCTGTGTGTTTTACTACATCACCAAATCTACCAGCAGAACCCTGTTTGAGTATTGATGCTTCAAAAGCAGTCTTTCTTCCACCACCAGGTACTCCTACCTCGTAGTTTGAAGCAGCAGAAGAACGCTCCCCTCTCTCTCGAAGCATTGCAATTTCCTGATAAGTGAGGGCTACATTACTGCTTGGATTCAAAGGCTTGATGTTGTTTATATCACCAACCTCAATACCACCAGCAGGTCTCAGGAAAAGACTATCAGGGTCTATAACGCCATCATTTACATAGGCAAATGTGCCCATGATTATAAGATTTAGAATATCTGCTTTCTGATTAGTAAAAGTATTTATTAACTCCTGTACTCCTAATATTGGCTCAAGTGGGCCTCTACCATAGGATGAAAACCACAATGGGTCATATGTGCCAAGAAACACAGGGCATCCACCCCAATATGGGTTAGATTCAAACCTCAATAGAACACCATTACCTGTTATTCCCATATAGTCTTCATACACTACACCATCTATCTCAAATGTCCCGTAACACACAAGTAATTCTGTGTCATCAGTATCAGGGTCATATGTAAGACCAAATGCTTGTGCTCTTTTATATTTATCTACTGTAGTATCTGTCTTCATCTGGTACTGCTCAAATCCAGAATCAATTAAGTCAAGACCTTCTTTATCATAGTTACTATTGGCTTTCAATTCTACCATTGATTTATATGTTCTATAAATACACATAGACTCTCTGGTATATGGTTTATTTGGGTCAAATACAACATCAAGTATATCAAGTGTTTCTATATCAAAATTATCATAAAGTGATTTCCTTATATTCTTTACTTTTACTGTACCATTCTCTATTACTCTTTTCTTCTTACTTTTAGTACACTTAGTCCAGGGAATAAGTGCCACAGAGTTTCCAAGAACTGCAAGCTGTTTCAAAAATACTCGCATCTTCTCCTGGAACTTAGCTGACTTCAGTTGTTTCTTGAGATATTCTTCTGTATGTGCTTCATGTTTAATACCTAACTCATCTGTGCCTTTAAGACTGAAATAGTCTTCTGTCAAAGGGAATAAAGCATTTCTTAATGCAGAAGCTATTGTGTCTGCTGTCTCCTGGCTCATAGTGTCACATACCTTACTACGCCAGGGCCATTCATCATACTTAGAAGTGTCAATAGTAGTTAGGTAGTTATCAACACATGACTGCCACATAGTCTCTTTCTCCTGCCTGGCAGATTTCCAGCTATCAAAACTTGATTTAATGAACTCTGCTACTTTATCTTTATCTATGTCGTCAATAATCATAATTAATATCCTGTAAGAGAATTTGATGGTGGTCGTACATGCACAATCTTTTCTCTGTGTCCAAGTAGATTCCCCTTAGAGACATAAGATGTAATGTATTCAGCAGCATCTATTGCATGGTCTGCACCTATTGTATCTCCCAAAGTCCCCTCCTGTCTTGACCCTTCCTTCCATTTAAGATACATTAGTTCTTTAGTGAAGTTAGGACATTTACCCTTGAATATAAATACAGATGGATATTTACCACTATCATCTGAGCTGTTTGTCTCCCTGTTTGTGATATGCCAGGGTATATTATTTGGTCTTGGCTCAAGTAATGCCATAAGTCTATCTCTACGACTCTTCCTGTTAATAGGATTATTTACTGTTGGCAGACCATATCTACCCCAATCAAGAACAAGTTGTTTACCGAGTGCATGATGGTCTGACACACGCACATTTGGTCTCCTGGTCTCCATTGACATAACATTTTCACAATGTATTATTGTGGGCTTATCATTTGCATAGTATTCATCAATAAAATAAAAGCTCCCACTTGGTGACCTGGTAAGAAACATAACAGCCGTAGCATCTCTCGCACCATAATCTATACCCTCCCACATAGGCCAGTTAGCAGGGATATCAAATGGCTCTATTATATGAATAGCAGGATTAAATGCTTTAAATACTCTTCCAATATAGAATATCCACTCACCGCCAACCTGCTCTAAGAAGTAATCTTCTGACTGTGCTTGTCGCACAGACTCTATCTCGTTTTTAGAAATGTGCCCTGCATCCCATGCAGCACAAGTAAATACTTTCCACTCTTTCTCAGATATTCTTCCACCAATTTCCATCTCTATATCATATAGCCACTTACCTGAAATATCAGGAGTAGTTGGGAATATTGCCCTGCCTGCTCTTGTAATAAGTGTTGGTCTCAAATACCTGCCCCATGTGTCTGCATTATGGCTGGCTGCCTCTGAGAGAATTAACCAATCAAGTTCTTCCCCAACCAATGCCTGCGGTTTATCAGCAGTCTTTCCAACGACCTCACTACCCCAGGGTGTTAATATATAAAGGTCTCCTGCTTTAGGATTAGCTCTTACTTTCTCTGGCAGAGGCAGACCTAATTTTTTATTTGCTCTTATTAGGAAATCATAGATATAACGAAATTCTTTGTCAGCTAACTCATAACTTGGGCCAATAATCCATCCACGTGTTCCTGGCATTAAAACATCTGCAAGTACATCTTTAGCAGCAGTGAATGACTTTCCTACACGTCTTGCTGCACGAAATATCTTAAATCTTGCATCAGACATTACAAACGCATCCTGAATAGGATTGCTTTGTAATCCTAATTGCCTAAGCAATTCTAATTTATCAAATACTTTTGTCATTTATTCATGCACTTTCTGCATACAACATGGGAAACATCTGTTGGCAATAACTTTTGTATAATTATTTCTGACATACATATTACACAGTAAATTACAATTTTTATACACCATTTTCTATACACCTATAATGAAATATATATTTATCACCCTTTTCCTCTAACAATATCTGACCACCAGTACACCCAGGAGACTCTTTGATTAAATCTGTTTTTAGTATCTTTACAAGAAATATTTTAGTTTCATCAGACATATTATTCCAATCTACTTTACTTATTGTATATGAAAACCAGAATAAACTTATAGTACATAAAGCAGAAATAAGAAGAGACATAAACTTTATTCCTCTTGGTTTTCTATTTCTCATCTTCATATTATGATAAGCAATTTCTCTCTGCTTCCTTCTCCTGGCTCTATCCCACCATATATTCTCTTCTGGTTCTGTTGCTTCTCCTGATGTAAATGTGAAGTAAGGATGATACATTTTTTATAACCGCTGAACCCCAACCTCTACAGAGAGTCCCAAGTCTCTCTTTGGGACTTCAGGAAATTCTTTAATGAGTTTGGAATAAACACTATGCCTCTTAGACTCACCAGAGACTTCAAGACTATCATGGCCTTTTACTAACTCGATTGCTCTTTTAGTATAAGCAGGAAGGTTATCAAACTCCTTTTTATCATTTTCTGCTTTCTTTTTTTCTATCTCAAGTTTGATACTTTTCTCGGTTATCCTTATAAGCTCAGTAATTATATTATCCCAAGCACCAGTCTTTCTGAGCATCCATACTGCAAGACCATTCCATTTCTTTATAATTAACTTTTTCATATAGTCTCCATTATACAGGGTCAATCCCTGAAAGTGGGTCTGAGGCTGCTGTAGTGACTGTGCCTGTCCACTGGCTTGTAGTGTCATCTGTTTGATACACTGTAAGCGTCCCA